TCTTATCATATGGGATCAAGAAAGGAAGGGACTTTTGCGAATCAATGAACTCTTCTAATTCGCGGATGTGACGCTCGGTACAGCCATATACTTCACATACAAAATCTATCGCTTTCCGTTCATCAAACGGAATGACGTCGTCTGCACTGATTTTGTAAACATCTTTCATCGTAGCTAAAATGGTCTCCTTATCTCTCTTTAGATTCGGACCAATACGCATAAATAACTTATGCAGACTACGAATGATAGGAAATTGGCTGAACGCAGCCATGGAAGTCATAATAGCTTTGGAATAATACCCAACGGGTTTACCGAGGAACAAGTTCTTAGGCCTATAAAAGGTTTTGTACAGGTACCTACCTATCTTGGGTACCCAAGTTTGAACGGGGTTGGAAACCATGAATCTACCACTACAAAAGACTGCCGACGTAAAATCATCTCTTAAAAAGGCCTTAGGCGTGAACCCAGCTTGCCTCATTAACATCTCACCGTTGGTGGAATGCCACAAAGCGTAAGCATGATCACAGCAAGCTAAGTTGTCGTCACCTTTAACTAAACCGGCAACTAACGGTTCTTCTTTTGTTTCTTCTTGGTATTTATCCAACAACCACAAGTGCACAGCTATGTTAACAATCTCATTGTCAACAGTAGTATTACCAGTGCCCGACTCTGTCATGGACTTATCTGATTCATACACCACACCATTAGTGGTCTTACCTTTAGTGCGCAATTGTGATTTAAATGCCCAAACAGCTTGCTGCCAATCTTCACAAGCTAATTTGGTCACCATATCCACGTGAAACTTTACTAATTCCTCTTTTATCGGGCCTGTCACGGAAGTTTCGAAAGCAGTGAAATCAGTTTCAATCACTTGAGGATTAGGTATACCTTCACTCAAGCGGATACACTTACTTCCGAGTTCAACAGCTGTCTTACCACAGCCGGAAGAAAATTGGAATTGCTGAGAAAATTCCGCAAATTTCTCCGTCAATGCTTGGCAATAAGCACATGTCACACTAGCATACTCGTAGGTCTTACCATTAATCAATCGGGGTCGAAAATTCAATTTCCCGTATGCTTCCCATTTAACAAATGCTTTCGACCACAAATAAGGCATAAACTGCTCCTCATCCGTGGCAACTGCGGATTTTCTGGCTTCAATTATTTTCTTCTTGGTACTCTCATTGTAAGGTCTAGTGGCCAACCAAACATCAAAATC